GGCACTCCTGTCATACACCAAAGCATGCGAAAAGCTGCTCAACGCTACGCCCGCAGGGCAGATACGCATAGCAGAAGAAGCCCTCGCCCGCCTGAATGGAGGCACCGAATGAAGGTCATCGCTGAAACCGTATTACACGACCACTCAAAGGGCACCGTGACGGCGCACTTGGAAGTGGAGGTCGGCGGCGAGCGCATGGCCGTAAGCCGGTGCTGGACGACCCATCAGGCAGCGTACATGACACGCGATAGGTTCCACGCCGCACTGGACCGTGCCGTCGAGTACGAGCAGAACGCCTGCCGCCGCCGAATCATGCGTGAGATTGAGAGGAGGATTTTCGGATGAACAACCTGACCCTACCCACGGACACCGCCGAGCGGAAGCAAATCCCCCTGTTCTCGGGGTGCCTCGCCTATTTCCCGGCGGCGCTGGCCGGTGTCGCTCGCCACTCCAAGGTGGGCAACGACAAACACAACCCCGGCGAGCCCCTTCACCATGCCCGGGGGAAGTCCATGGACCACGAGGACTGCATCCTGCGGCACCTGACGGACCTTGCGGACATGCTGGCCCGCCGTCAGCGCCGGGGGAACGAACTGGCGGCTACTGCGCGCAACGACGAGTTGTTCACCAAGCCGATCCTGGACGAGGCGAACGCGCTGGCGTGGCGGGCGCTGGCTCTGAGCCAGAAGCTTCATGAGCAGTACGGTGGCGCCCCGCTGGCCCCGGGGGCCGCGGTGTGACCTACAGGCCACAGGTAAGCGAGACGTACAGGGCAAAAGACGAGACAATTCAATCTCCGTCTACCTATACGAAGCCCGAGTGGCTGACGACCAAACCGCTGCAAGACGAAGGAATCAAGTGGCTGTGCGAACACCAGTACGGATACCTGGCGGACGAGCCTGGCGGGGGCAAAACCCTTCAGACCGTGCGCGCGGCCGATGCCTTTCCTGATGAGTGTGTGCTGGTCATCTGCCCCAAGGCCGCGGTCGAGACGTGGGCGAAACACTTCTCCAGCCAGTCTGTTCTCGGGCGTCCGGTCCGGGTGCTGGTAACGTCTGACCAGATGCCTCGCGAGGATGAACCGCTCCCCGGGGATCTGCGGGGCAACTGCGTGTTCATCACGTCATTCGATCGGGTCAGGCTTTCGTGGCCGCAGTTGCACGACATCATCAAGCCACGCAAGTTTCTCACGATCATCGACGAGGCCCACTATCTCAAATCGCTGAGGTCGACCCAGGCCGTGCGGTGCCTCGGGTGGCCCGTTCATGATGCGCAGCGAGTGTGGTTCCTGTCCGGTACTCCGATGCCGAACGGGTGGCCGACGGAACTGTGGACGATCGCGTGGGTCATCGGCGCGACGAAGATGGCCTACGACGACTTCATCGTCTACTTCTGCGAGACGGCCCCGCGCAGCGGCAGGTGGCGGCATCGCAGTGCGTTCGATGACCACATCATCGTCGGGCTGCGCAAGGAACGGATACCGGAATTCAAGGACTTCCTGCGCCCGTGGTTTCTCCGACGAAAGGCGACGGACATCGACATCAAGCTGGACAAGATCAAGCTGGTCGAGCATGTCGTGGAACTGCCCGGGTCTGCGTTCGATGCCGAGGTCATGATGACCGAGGAAACCCTGGCCGCAGGCGGCGCCGACAAGCTGCTCGCGGAGTTCGAGCGACAGAACCTGGCGCTGGGCAAGATCCTGCCCCGTGGCACGAAGGTCGACGACGACGCCCGGGCGCTGGTCGTGCTGGAGTCGGCCGAACCGCTGTTCGCGACCTGGCGCAAGATCGCTGGTCTGTCGCTGGCCGAGTCCGCAGCATGGCACATCGCCGAGATGGTGACTCGCGACCGCCCCAAGCACATCGTGTTCGGGTTCCACTCGGGAGTGCTTGACATCCTGGCCGACGTGCTTGGGCAGTTCGGTCCGGTGTTCCGCACCGACGGCAAGACGAAGCTGAATGCCCGGCGCAAGAACGAGCGCGAATTCCAGTCACTGCCGCCGGACCAGCCTGCGTTCTTCATCGGCAACCTGGTTTCCGCGAGCGTGGCGGCCACCCTGACCGCTGCGGCCGACGTGCATCTGGTCGAGCAGACGTTCACCCCGCACCACACCGTGCAAGGTATCCGCCGGGCCTACCGCATCGGGCAGAAAAAAAGTGTTTGCAATGTCTGGACTTATCAGCTAGCATCCAATCCCGTGCACAAGCGCGTGATGAAGCTGCTGTCCCGAAAGGCATCAGCGATCGCCCAGGCGCTCGGCACGGATGTTCGCGAAGATGCGAACATCCCGACAACCGTTATCCCTTCTCCACCAACGGAGCTATTCTGATGATCGTCAAAGTCACCCTCGAATTCTCGACCGCGCAGGAAGCGGCACAGTACCTCGCCGGGGGCGCTGCACCGGAAGTCCCGACTGTCCGCGACACCCCGGTGCCGACCGAGAAGCGTGGTCGCCGCACCAAGGCCGAGATGGAAGCCGCCAAGGCTGCCGAAGCCAATGCGGTCGCGACCGAGCCGGCCCCGGTCCCCGTGCCGGTCGAAGCCGCGCCCGAGCCCAAGCCCGCCGAGGTCGCCGGCACGGTGAGCAAGGAAGAACTCGTCAACCGCGCTTCCGAAGTGCTCCAGAAGGTCGGGTCGGCGAAGTTCCGCGAACTGCTCGGCGAGTACAAGATCGCTCGCCTGGGCGAACTCGACCCTGCTGCCTACGGGGAGTTCTTCGGCCGGATGCAGCAGATCCTCGGCGGCGGCGCGGAACCGAAGGACGACGGCGCGGACCTGATCTGACATGTCGGCCACCGCACACGCCCGCCGGGGCGCGAGCAAGATCAAGCGCCTGATCGAGTGCCCCGGATCGGAACGCCTGTCCTTCGGCATCCGCGACACTTCGTCTGCGGCGGCCGAGGAAGGCACCCGGGCGCATGCGGCGGCCGAGCATTACCTGGAGCACCTGCGATGGCCCGAGGACGCCTCGGATGACATGCGCAGGCACCTGACGCACTACGTCAACTACATCATCTGGCGGCGCAACGCCGTCGGCGACGAGAACGTCAGGATCGAAGTGCGCGTGTCGCTTGAACCCCTGGGGTTCTCCGATGCGTTCGGAACGGCCGACGCGCTGATCTTCGACTACGATAACCGGGTGCTGGAAGTTGTCGACCTGAAATACGGCGCAGGGGTGTACGTCCCCGAGGTCGACAACGACCAGTTGCGGTACTACGCCCTTGGCGCACTGGTCGGGCTGTCGGTGAAGCAGCAGGCGCGGTTCGACACCATCCGCACCACGATCTGTCAACCGCGCAACGGCACGACGAAGCCCCGGCATGACGAGTTCCCGGTGATCGACCTGGTGAGCGAGTTCACGGGGCGGCTGCAACGCGCGTGGGAACGGCTGGATGCGCAGTTGACGAAGCCGATCGAAGCGGTCGATCTGGCCGTCGGCGACTGGTGCAAGTTTTGCCCCGCGAAAATGCGCTGCCCAAAAATTAGGCAGGAAGCGAACAAACGGGCGGCCATGGCCTTCTCGGGAGAACTCATGAACGAACTGAGCATTCTGACGGCTAAGGAACTGGCCGAGGAAACCGGCAAGGTCGAAGCCCTCAAAGCGTGGATCAAGGCGTTGGAGCGACATGCGACGACCCTGGCGCAGCGCGGAATCAAGATCCCCGGCATGAAGGTCGTCCAGACGTGGGGCCACCGCACTTTCAGTGACCCCGAAGCGGTGCTGGACATACTTCAGATGTTCGACTATGATGACAAGGATGTACAGGTTCCGCCGAAACTCCGGTCCCCCTCGCAGATCGAGGAACTGGTGAGCGAGCCGGCATGGAGTGCGATCGAAGGCTACGTCGTGAAGCCGAGTCTCGGCTACAAGGTCGTGCCGGAATCGAGCAAAGGGAAGGCGGTGGACGGGCAACTTGATCCGTCGATCGCCTTTCGCGAGGACTGATGTTGAAACGGCGACGCCCGGGGCCGATGATCCGGGCATCTTGGAGAGCGAAATGTCCGACGAACAAACCGTCATCACGCCCGAAGCCATCCTGATGTACCCGGCCGTGTTCCGCCCGCGGCTGAACAAGCGCCGTCCGAGCGCGCCGCCGAAATACTCGGCGGTCCTGGTGTTCCCCGCGGGGACCGACCTGTCGTCCATGACGGCGGCGGCGGCAGCGGCCGGTGAAGCCAAGTGGCCCGGCAAGTTCGCCACGATCAAAGGCACCTTCCCGCACAAGGTGTTCAAGCAGGCCGAGAGCTATGAGCGTTTCGTGGAGATCCCCGAGTTCAAGGGGTGCGTCTACATCAGCGCGTCGAACTCGGAGCAGGGCAAGCCCGGGGTGGTGGATGCGAACCTCCAGCCGATCCTGGACGAAGGCGAAATCTACTCGGGCTGCATCGTGCGCGCGCAGATCCGGTTCTACGGCTACGACAACGAGTCCCGCGGGATCTCGATCGCGCTGGAGAACCTGATGAAGGTGCGCGACAGCAAGCGGTTCGGTGGCAAGCTGCCGGCCGAGCAGGCGTTTCGTGCGGTGGCCGGCGCTGGCGCCGCGGCGCAGTCGTCGGTCGACGACGACGATATCCCGTTCTGACCGGGAGCGCGAGATGGCCCGCAAAAAGAAAATCGTTGAATCGACCCCCAGCCCGTCGGGCTATCTCGGTGCCGTCAGCGGCCACCAGGTCTTGATCGAGGCGCCAGACTTCTCGGCGTTTTCGTACCGTGACCTGGCCTGGCCGCTGGCCTGCGAATGCCGGTTCGGCAACCAGCTTCCCCCGGGGAACTTCTACTCGGTTGCGCAGCATAGCCTGCTGTGCGCGGCGATGTACCTCGACGACATCATGGCGGATTCCGTCAGGGTCGAGCCCGGCGAATGGGATGTCGTCATGGCGTTGCTGTTGCACGACATGCACGAGGGGCTGCTGCGGGATATCTCGACCCCGCTCAAGGACCACATCCCCGGGTACAGGGAACTGGAAGCCCGGTTCTCCGCGGCGATCCACCGGCGATTCGAGTTGCCAGACCCTGATGTGGCGCTCGTCAAGCGGTACGATCAGATCGCGCTGATTACCGAGCGGGAAGTGTTCGATGTCGACCCCCGGGGTGACTGGTCGTGGTGCAAGGCCGTGTCCCGAGCCGCTACCATGTCGACCCGCATGCGCGCGGTGTTCGCCATGAACATCGGCGAGGCGGCCCTGGCGCTGGAGAAGGCGCTGGAGCATGCACAGTTCCGGCGCGGGGCCAGGATGTGATCGTCCTGCACCTTGACTTTGAAACCCGGAGCCGTGCCGACCTGCTGAATTGGGGTGCTCACCGCTACGCGATGCACCCGTCGACCGAGATCCTGTGTGTGGCGATCGGCGTCGGATCGAAGCGCGAGGAATTCATCGGCGACGCGGAAGTTCGCGCCCTCGGGGAACGGTTCCGCAGGCTGGTCGAGTCCGGCAAGGACTTCGTGATCCGGGCGCACAACGCCACCTTCGAGCGTTTGATCTGTTGGTATGTGGCGCAGTCACGCTACGACTGGCCGCACATCCCGCTCGAACGGTTCGAGTGTTCGGCTGTCGAAGCCTTGCGCTCGAACCTGCCTCAGTCGCTCGCCATGCTCGCCCCGGCCGTTGGCCTGTCGATCGACAAGGACATGGAAGGCGCGGCGCTCATGAAGAAAATGTGCCAGCCCCGGGCCGACGGGTCGTGGCTGGACGGACCGGACGAACGCGCTCGCCTGTCGTCGTACTGCTTGCAGGACGTGGAAGTCGAGATCATGGCGTCGCAGCGCATGGCCCGGCTGTCGCCCTCGGAGCGCGCGGACTGGCTGCTCGACCAGCGGATCAACGACCGCGGCATCCGCATCGACCGCCGGGTCGTGCGCAACGCCCTGACAATGGCCGACGCGGCCATGAAGGCGGCCACGAAGCGGATGCAGGCCGTCACAGGCGGCGCCGTCCAGACGCCGAACCAGGTCCAGCGGCTGAAGAACTGGATGGCGAGCAAGGGGATCGTGGTCGATAGCCTTCGCGCTCCCGGTTTGGCACAGTTGATCGCCGACGACTATGATCCCGAAGTCGACGACCTGTTGACGACGGATATAGATAGCAAGCTATTCATTCCTCCGGCGGTCAAGACGGCGCTGGAGATCCGGCTGGAGGTCGCCAAGGCGAGCACGAAGAAACTCCAGCGCATGCTCGATGCGGCCGACCCGGTGGACGACCGCATCCGGGGCATGATGCAGTTCCACGGCGCCCACACCGGCCGCCCGACGGGACGCATCGTCCAGGTGCTGAATCTTCCGCGTACCCGAAAAGGGGTAAAGCTGGCGCAGGTTCACGCGATGCTGGACCTGATCCGCCGCGGAGACGCGCGTACCCTGGAAGCCGAGCACGGCCCGATCCTGCACTGTGTGGCCGACTGCCTGCGGGGCATGCTGATCCCGGCTGAATGGCATATGTTCATGGACGGGGACTTCAGCAACATCGAAGGCCGGGGCGTGGCCTGGCATGCCGGGTTCGAGTCCAAGCTGGACGTGTTCCGCAAGGCCGACGCGGGGCTTGGCCCGGGCGTCTACGAACTGTCGGCCGGTGCGATCTATGGCATACCGCCCGAGTTGGTCGGACCCGACTCGTTCGAGCGGTTCATAGGCAAGACGGCCGAGTTGGCCCTCGGCTTCGGGGGAGCGGTCGGCGCCTTCACCGCGATGTCGGCCACCTTCGGCGTCGAGGTCGAGCTTGATATGGTCGAGACGATCGTGGCGAAGTGGCGGGCCGCGAACAAGCCGATCACGAACTTCTGGTATCGGACGGCTGACGCGGCGATCGAGACTGTCCTGACGCGCCGTCCGCACGTCTCCGGGGTCGGCCCGGGGCAGGTCGAGTACCGCATGGACGGGTCTTTCCTGTGTTGCCGCTTGCCAAGCGGACGGGATCTGCATTATCCTTACCCCGAGATTCGGGAGAACCCGAAGTTCGGTGGCCCGCAGTTGACGTTCAAGGGCCGGCACCCAAAGACGAAACAGTTTGTAAGGCTGGAAACATTTCATGGCAAACTCGTGGAAAACATAGTCCAGGCGAGTGCCAACGACATCATGCGCCACGCCATGCACAGCCTGGAGCGCGCCGGCTTTCCGCTGGTGTTGCAGATATACGACGAGGCGCTGTGCGAAGTCCCGATCGAAGCCGTCGATCCGGCGGCATACCGCCAGGCCATGACCGACCTGCCCGCGTGGGCCAGGGGCTTCCCGCTGGCGGCTGGTGATCCGTGGGTCGGGCAGGAGTACAGGAAGTGAGCAGGGCATACTACAACGAGCATGATCCCGAGGTGGCGCAGTGGCTGCGAAACCTCATCATGATGGACCTGATCGCCCCGGGCGACGTGGACGAACGAAGCATCGAGGATGTGACACCAGATGACCTCTCAGGCTACACACAATGCCACTTCTTCGCCGGAATCGGCGGATGGTCACTTGCTCTCAGGATGGCCGGATGGCCCGACGACCGCCCCGTCTGGACAGGAAGCTGTCCTTGCCAGCCTTTCAGCGCGGCAGGCAAAGGCGAGGGGTTTGCTGACGAGCGGCACCTATGGCCTGCTTTCCACTGGCTCATCGAACGGTGTGCCCCCTGGGACGTGTTCGGCGAGCAGGTTGCAAGCAAGGACGGACTTGCATGGCTCGACCTTGTACAAGCTGACTGTCAAGGAACGGGTTACACCTTCCGGGCTCAGGATCGTTGCGCAGCGGGCGTCGGCGCCCCGCACATCCGCCAGCGACTCTATTGGGTGGCCCACGCCAACGACGCGCGACTGGAAGGATGGGGGCAATCCGAACGTGAACGTTCCCTTGAACGGGCTGTTGGGCCGAGTGGCTTGGCTGGCAGGCTGGCCGACGCCGACGGCACAGTTGGCTCTCAAAGCAGTGCGCTCGCTGGAAGGTGCGATCAAGGAAGCGATGCGCAGCAAGGGGCCGGATCTGGCTGCGATGGCTGCGATTGCCGGCCCGGCCCGACTAACGGCTTCTGGGGATCTGCTGACTGGCTCTACTGCCGGGATGGAAAGTGGCGGCCGGTTGAACCCGGAACATTCCCGCTGGCTGATGGGGTTCCCGGCCGCGTGGTCAAATTGCGCGCCTATGGAAACGCGATCGTCCCGCAAGTCGCGGCGGAATTCATCAGCGAGTACATGAATGGACATCTTTGACGAGGCCACCCTTCGCGAGGAATTCCATCGCGACGTGAGCTTGCGCAACGCCAGGGCGCAGCAGGACCGCTTGAAGCCAACCGGGAAGTGCCACTGGTGTGACGAGCCTGTGGACACCGCACGGCCATTCTGCGACGTGGATTGCCGGGACGACTACGAGCAAGACCTGAAACGACAGAAAATCAAGGGCCGCCCGGTCAATGACGAACCCGACGTTTGAACGCCTGGAAATCATTCATGGTCTGACTCTGTTCCCGCTCCAGCATGGCGGCAAGCGACCAGAATTCAACGGCTGGCCAGAGTGGACTGACGGACCCGGCGCGGCTCGCAATGCAGGGATCAACTGCCACGGCCTGCTCGTCATTGACGTGGATGTGAAGGATGGACGCGATGGCCCGGGGTCACTCGCGCGGCTTGAGGGCCAGTACGGCCGGCTCCCCGACACCCTGGTGCAGCGAACCCCCTCGGGCGGGTTCCACTACGTTTTCGCTGCTGGTTCCCCTGTGGGCAACAGCGCCGGCCGCCTTGGAGAAGGACTCGACGTTCGCGGTGAGCGAGGATACGTCGTGGCCGCGGGCAGTGTTGTGGGCACCGGGGAGTATGTCATCCTGCACGACCGCCCGATCGCCGACGCACCCGACTGGCTGGTGAACCTGGCCGGTGCGGCGCCGACGGGTGAGCGCGACCCCTCAGCGGATGTGACGACCGACAACGAAACCGCGATGACCCGCGCGCTGTCGTACCTGTCAAGCACACCCCCGCCGCCCTCGGGCGAGCGCAACGCTACCTGCTGGCAGGTCGCGGCGCATGTCAAGGACTTCGGCCTGTCCGAGCCGTTGACGCTGCAACTCATGCTGACCGTGTGGAATCCCCGGCTGTCCGAGCCGATGGACGATGGTGAGTTGACCGAGACGGTCCGCAAGGCGTACCTGCACGGGCGCCAGGCAGTCGGCGCGAGCACCCCGGAAGCGGCGTTCCGCGATATCGCGCTGGTCGCTGCTGCTGGCCCGGCCGCTGCTGGCCCGGCCGACGACTCGCTGATCGAACAGGCCGCGGACCTGTCGGTGTTGCAGAAGCGGTTCCTCGGGATGCAGCAGGGCGCCGGGTTCCGGCTGTTCGACACGCAATCTCCCGACATCCGCCAGGCGCTCATCACGATCGAGGCGTTCCAGAACCTGATGGGCAGCAACGACCCGCTAGGCGAAGGCTTCACCCCGAGCGACGTGGAGTTGTTCGTCAAGACGCGGGCGTGGAATTCATGGCGGTCGTTCGATACGATCCCCCCGCCGCTGAAAACGCCCCCGAAGGTGTGGAACACCTGGAAAGGGATGACCCCCGGGGAGATCGAGGACTTCGACGAGGCCGTGGCCGCGCTCGACCTGTGGATGGAGCACCTGCACACGAACATCACGACCGGGAATGCCGCGTGGGCCGAATGGATTCTCAACTGGTTCGCGCACATGGTGCAGTTCCCCGGGGACAAGCCGCTCTCCGCGCTCGTGTTGTATTCCGCGGGCCGAGGCACCGGCAAGAATGCTTTCATCGAGCGCATCGCCGCCATGTGCGGGTCGCACTCCAAGGTGTTCTCGAACTCGCGCTATCTTGAATCCAACTTCAACGCCCACCTGTACGGCCTGCTGCTCGCGGTGTTCAACGAAGCATTCTGGTCGGGCAACAAGAACAGCGACTCGATCCTGAAGTCCATGATTACCGAACGGGAGATGATGATCGAGTTGAAAGGTGTCGACCCGGTGCAGGTGCGCAACTTCATGCGCGTCGTCATCATGGGCAACGACTCCTGGATCGTCCCCGCTGCGGCCGACGAGCGGCGCTACGCGGTGTTCGAGGTTGGTGAGAAGTGGAAGCAGCACAATGACGTGTTCCAGCGCATGCGGATAGGCATGGACCAGGCCGGCGGCGGGAAGCTGCTGTTCGATATGCTCATGGCCCGCGAAGTGGACCATGAACTCGTCAATCGCCCGCCGCAGACCCCCGCGCTGCGTGACCAGAAACTGCGCTCGCTCAATCTCGCGCAAGTGACCTGGCATCAGATCCTGTCGTCTGGCTGCGTCCCCGGGGCGCCAGCTTTGGACCTGGAGAAAACGCGCAGCATCCCGATCGAACTGTTCATCGTGGCGGCCCGAGCCGAAGCGCGCAACTCTGGCGCCCGGTGGGCCAATGCGCAACGCCTGCTCGGGGATCTCCGGGCGATCCTGCCCGCGGGCAGCGAGGTCGGGTTGACAGACATCCGATTCCCAGGCATCATTGCTTCCCGAAAAGCGTTTGATGAATTGATGGGAGTAGACTCGCAGTGGCCCCCGTACTCGCCGAAGTCTGGATCGACTGGCTCATCGTCGTCGATCTGAAGCCGAACACCCTCGCCAGCTACTCGACAGCGTGGCGAAAATACATCGCCCCGGTGCTCGGCAAGCGGCGAGTGGATGACCTGGGCTACCGGGACTGGTTGACGATCACCAAGCCTTTGCGTGGTCGCCCGGCGACCTGCTCGCACGTCATCAGCGTTGCCCGCGCGCTACACAAGCACGCCATGCGCGAAGGATGGGCGACCTCGAACCCTGCCGACCTGGTGGACATGCCCTCGGGTAACGTGCGCTACCGCCCCGTCTCGATCGACGAAGGCCGGGCGGTGCTGGATGCGGCTGCTCGCTGGCCGAACCGACTGTTTGGCCTGTATGTGCGCACCCTGGCGCTGACTGGCGCCCGCCGGTATGAAGTCGAAGCGATCCGCGTCAGCGCGATCGAGGCCGGCGGCGTGTTCCACCTGCCGGGCAGCAAGACCAAGACCGGCGAACCCCACTTCCTTGTGCTCGACCCGGGCGTTGCGCTGGAGCTTGTCGAGCAGGCCAATGACCGCCCGTTCCTGAAGTTCGCCCGGGATGCGGGCCGCCACGAGTGGGACAGGTTCTGCAAGGCCGGCGGCTTCGAGAACCTGCACATGCACGACCTGCGCAGGCTGGTGGCCGGCGCCGCGACGCAGACGATGGACGCCCGCACCGCGAGCACCCTGCTCAACCACCAATCTCGGGTAACGGATACGGTCTACAGCCAGGCGTCGATGAACGCCCGGGTTGCTGCCAGCCGCCGGGTAGCGGCTTCGATCACCGGGGTGTGATCGCTTCGACGAGCGCCTTGTGCCTGGCGCTGCATTCGAGGTACATGCGCGAGACGATCACGCTGTCGCGCAGCAGATCACCCATCGAGACTTCATCAGGGACTGTAGGCAGCGGGGGGCACGTCGCTGTCAGGTTCGCCTGCAAGACCACGGGCTTGCCGAAGGATGCGCACCCCGTCAGGATCGAGGCGGCAATCGCGATAGACAGGACGCTCGACCACTTTCTCGACTTCACGAACGATCTCCGTCGTCGTCTGTCGCAACGACGCAATGGTTTCTTCGTACCGGCGGGCGGTTTCCGCGGCCGCTTCCGCTTGCTTGAGGGCTTCTCTCGTCGCCGTCGCTTCGCAGATGGCCGCCCGATACTGCCAGGCCATGCCCGCGGTCACAATGGTGGTCAGCAACCACACGACCGACAGGACTTTCGGTGACAACAGCTTCGACCACATCACGCCCCCATCGCCATCTGGACGATCTCGTATTTCAGCCGACGATCTTCCGCCCCGTGCGCGGGACGATCGACGCGGCCCGTGTTGAGCTTGTTCGACACCGCATCGAACCCGAGGGTGTCAAGAACATGCGTGAAGCCTTCCACGTCCCAATAGGCCACTGCCACACGCGCAGCCACATCGGGTTGCGTGATGAGTTGTGGCAGATCCTGCGCCGGGATGCCGCAGATGCTGGCGTACTTGACATAATTCGCCCGGCCGGTAAGCTGGATGTACCCGCCGCCTCGAAAGTGCCAGCCGTCGCATGAGCCCAACTGGTTGCCCATGCGACCGTTGTACGCCTTGTTCGCGATGGATATCTGGTCCGCCGTGCGCCCCGGGATGCGCCCGAAGCGCCGGGCCTCGTCGTCGGTGAACCGCCCGGGCCACATCCGGCGAAGCGCCTCGGGCGTGTAGTCCAGGGACTCGCGGGTGCGCGTGAAGTTCGCCGACTCGTGCGCGCACTGCGCGATCAGGGCAGCCGCGAACGGCCGATCCCCGCACCGGGCAAGCATGGCCTTGATCGCGTTCTCCGGCGCCTTGAGCGCGATCGCGATGTCTCGTGACAGGCTCATAGCTGCTGAACCGGACGCGACGCGATGACGTTGCATTCGAGCAGGAATTCCGCGGACCTGCCGTTCGGCGCGCGCAGGATGTACGACACGGGCGGATGCTCGGAACTCACGCAGTTCTTGAACAGCCCGAACGCGGTTTCATACGGAACCGAGATCGGCCCGAGCACCGCGTCGGTGAACGTGAACACCCCGGGGGCGCTCGCCCTGGCCGGGATCGAGCAGGACAGGATCGCCGCGACGACGAACACCAGGGCAGGGACTCCGAGAGCACGTTTCAAAGTGTGTAGCATGATATTCTCCGTGGGTCAAGAATCAGCGCGCCAGAACCCGTCGCGCAGGGTGATGATGGTCCGACATCCACTATCATACGTCACGATGTGGGAGTGTGTCCATGAGGACGGCCCCCGGGCGTAGGAAGGCCGCAGGATGGACGACGTGCCGGCCGTGAAGCAGTCGCCGATGATGCTGGCGCTGTGCGTGTGCCCGGTGTTCACCCGCCGGCCGAGCCTGGCGAACTGCTGGGGGCTGCCCCGGGAGCCGTTGACCCCTGCGTGGCCGTGCAGCCCGCATTCGACCCCGCCTTCGGCCCGGCAGATGACGAAGCTGTCGTCGTCGTGCAGGAACCGCACTGCCTCGGGGACGCCCATGCCGCGCATGACCGATCGCAGCAGGTGGAAATCCTCGGCCTGCGCAGCCATCGCACAGTACACCACATATTGCAGCTTGAGGTACGTCTGTGCGTTCGCCGGATCGTTTCGGAAGTCGGCCTCTCGCAGCCAGCGCAGCAGCGCCGCGTCGTGGTTGCTGCCGACGACGATCGACTGGCACCAGTCCCGATGCTGCTCGGTGCTCAGGAATGCGGCAAGTTCTTCCAGTTCCCGCTCCACGCTGGTACGCCCGCGGACATGCTTGGAGAACACCGCATGGGGGTTCTTCACGTCGTGGTGGTTCTGCGCCTCGAAATCGAGCACGTCGTGCTGGAACTGGTAGCGCGGCCGGAGCGTGTCGAGGATGCCGCCCTGGCCCCAATTGGTCTTTCGCACGATCGGGTCGAGTTGCGCGACGTGCGTGTCACCCCACTGGATCGCATGCACACGACGGCCGGTGTGGACCAGGCCATCATGCACGACGACATCAAGATCCTGAAATGTCCCGTCCTCGGTCGCCCGGAGTTGCCGCACGAACCAGCGGCCGGCAGAGTCCACTTCGACGATCAGGGCGCCGTAGGCATGGAACGGCTCGGCTTTCAGGCCCGCCTTGCGCTGGATGTAGTTGCGCAGCGTGACCGTGCCGGTGGTGTAGTTGAGCTTCACCCCGCTCGTCCCCGGAGGCGTCGCGATGGACTCCATGACCTGCTTGGCATGCGGGTAGATGCCCGACGCCCGGCCGGTGTAGTTCTCGAACCCGGTCAGCGGCCGATCGGCGGTCGGCAGGATGTTGACCTCTCCGCACCAGTGCAGCGACGGGGTGAGCGCCACCCGGTCGTCGCGCACGAACGGCTGGATCTCCGGGGCGAAAGCATACCGCTCGTTCGGCAACGCCCCGGGTTTGGCTTCACGCGCCGCGAACGCATTGGTGTTGTACGCGAACCGCGCGACGAAGATGTCCGCCTGCTTGTGCTCGGCGTAGGCCAGCAGGTTATCCCACAGCCGCGTGTGGACGGGCGTGTTGTTCTGCGCGCTGGTCAGGATGTAGCAGGCTGGCTGGCGATCAATACGCACGACCGCGCGACCGTACACCCGCCCGGGGAACTGCTCGGCGACGGCTTGCGCGGCGAACAGGTCGCGCGGATCAGTCACTTCCACCAAGGTGCCCTCCCGTGGTCGCGCAGGATGCGCTCGGCTCGGGTGCGCCCGATGTTGAAGTTGTGCTTGTCCTTCAGCCATTCGACCAGCTTGGGGAACGGGATCGGGTGGCCTTTGTCGGCCAGGTCCGCGAAATAGGTGATGTCCTCGATGACCGCCGCCGACTCGCGGGTATGCTGCCGGGGAATCGGGTTAGCGGCTGCGAATGTGTCCCTTGGGTCCATGTGTCAGGTACTCCGTCAGTTCGGGATTCTGGTCGAACAGGTCGATGAGTCGTTCCGCAGACTCACACACAATTTCCTCGATGTCAAGCGAAAGTTCATCCGCCACCCCGGCGGCGTCGAGCACGGCATGCATGCACTCGTGGATCAGCGTCTTGCGCGTCAACACGGGGCCGAGCCCGGGGGCCACTTCGATCGTCTTGTTGAACGACCAGTACAACCCCCGGTCGTCGTTCTCGCTCAACGGCCTGCGGCGGAAGTGAACGGCGACCCTGCGATCGCCGATCGTGATGTGCCTGGGGCGGTTCACTGCAAGGCGGCTTCCAGGGCCGTGAGGCGGGCTTCAAGGCCGCGAGCGATGAACAGGTTCAACTGGTCGGTGCGGAAGCTGTACCGATCGCCAGCGTCTTGCATCTCGTTGGCGTCCCATTCGTCGTAGCAGATGAAGCCATAGGCGAAGGGGTCCAGTCCGTGCGACTGCATGATCTGGATCGCGCGTTGCACGGTCAGGCCGACGTGCTTGCGGGCCGCGTCACCTTTCTTCTCGACGGATTCGAGCCACTGGAACGTGCCGATCTCGCGAGCGATGTCCTTCGCGGCCTCAACCTCCGTCGGCGTCATCGGGACGACCGCTGTTTTCTCCCGGGCGTCCGACGTGTTGATCGTGCCCGAGGTGGCATAGACCGTCGTCCAGCGGTTCGAGATTGCACCGAGCGAGCGGGTGTTGTCGGGGTTCGGCAACAGCCCCGTCGTGGTCACGGTGTAGGTTGTGGCGCCCCCTTGCGAGAAGGAACAACCTGCCGACGAGGCCGAGAACGCGAGCGCGCCGCCAGCGGCGAGACTAACAACGTCCGCGCTGCTGCGATACATCCCGGTGTCCGTGTCGCTGGTAAAAGAGTACGTCGGCCCGCCTACGGAGCCTAACGGCCCTGTGACTGGAACGGAGAACCGGGCGTCAACGGACGAAATAAACGCCCTTGCAGTCCCTCCAGTTGTTATCACGAGAGCGTCCTGACTGGAAACCGTCGCTCTGTATAACCCCGTATCAGGGTCGGTGGTGAAACTGTAGCTCGGGGTACTCTGGCCGCCGCTCGCGGGGTGGAACGGCACTGTTGCCGTGATAGCAGTCGATGAAACGGACGCCCGGCCAATGCCGCCCGCCGCGAACGCAACAACATCGCTAGACGATAGATAGATTCCGGTATCCGGGTCGCCGTCGAACGCGACGCCGGGGGCGGCTGCGGTGCCTGCGGCAGCGAGCAGCGCCCCCGTCATCGGCGACGACCCGTCGCGCAGCAGGAAGTCACCCGAGGGGGTCGCCACGACCTGCCAGGCCGAACCGTCCCACAGGCGCATGTTGTTCGACGTGCTGTTGAAGTACAACGCTCCCGCGGGGCGACTCGGGTGCGCCGCGTTGGCCGCCCCGTCGTTCGCGTAGGTGCCGATGTACAGCGCCTCGATTTCATCGCGCGCCTGCTCCGCTGCGTCAGCATCGTCGCTCGCGGCCTGCGCCGAGTTGGCTGCGTTGCCTTCGCTCACCAGTGCGTCCGAGGCCGACTGTGCGGCAGCGTCCCGCGCGTTTTCTGCGTCGTCCTTGGCGCCGACCGCGGTGTCTCGCGCGCCCTCGGCAGCGGTCTGTGCGTTTTCTGCGTCGCCCTTCGCACTGATCGCCAGGTCACGCGCACTTTCGGCGGCGCCCTGTGCGATGACTGCATCATCCCGTGCGCTCTCAGCAGCGAGTTGCGCAGCTTCGGCCTGCGCCGCGTACTGCTGCAAGTCCGTGTAGTCGTCGCTGAACACCTGCGCTTCCTGCGCAAGCAGCGTGAGCTTGTCGCTCATGCCTTCCACGGCATCCGAGGACACCGGCACCGTCGAGTCCAGGTCGACCGTCTGCGTGGCCTGCGTCCGACGGTAGACCGTCACCTTGTTGCCGGCAAGCGGGCGCTGGTCGTAGTCATCGATGATGACGAACCCGCTGCCGAGGCTGACGGTAAGCCCGGAGCCGCCCTGAAACTCGCGGACGACCTCGCCCGTGTCCTTGTCATGCTCGACCAGCCACACGTCCTGTGTGCGCAGCGCGGAGAAGCTGAAGTTGAACTGGTTCGCGGTGCCGTCGGCGGTGTAGACGGCCGGGGTGTAGGCAGCGGAGACGGTCATGGGGCTTCCTTACTCGAAGATCTTGCCGATGTCAGGCATTCGCATGCCACCATACGGGTCCGACCACATATCAGACCCATTATACATGTCGCGGGTTCGCTTCGCCAGCCGCTTGCGATACCCGGGGGACAGCCACTCCTGGAGATCATGGACGATCAACTGGTCCATCGCGGCCTTCGTGTACCACAGATTCTGAAACGGCGTCATGTTTTTCGCCAGCCGGATCAGGCCCGAGCCCGTTTTCTGTGCATCCAGCCCCCGAGAATCCGCGAACACGTTGTACGCATCGTTTATCATGCCGGCGGTCGGCCCCATCGCTTGCGACAGGAAGTTCTGGCCGTACCCGGTGGCGTCCGCGAGCAGCATGTCCCCGAGGAATCCAGCAGCCCCCGCGCGGGTTAACGCCCTGGTCATGGCCTTGGGATCTGTAAAATAGTCCGACAACGCCTGCGGGTCACGTCCGTCGGCCACCGCGTAGGCCATGTCCGCCATGATGCCGCCGACGTAGGTCAGCGCGATGAACCGGGCCGCGTACAGCGCCTTGCCGACCGGCGGGAGATCCTTCAGGTTCTCCCAATGGTTCATCATCATGGCGATCGGTGTGCTCTTGAACTGCGTCATCGACGCAAGCAACTCACCGGACACCGTGCCTTTCTTCAGCCGGTTGGTTTGCAGTACCTGCGCAGCCTGGAAGCGAGTCCGATCCCCCGGGGTGATGACGGCGAAACTCGACAGATCATCGAGCAGCGCGTGGTACTTCTGCGCCGCGGCGTTGGCCTGCTGGCGCGTGACGCCGATCGCCTGCAACTGTGGGTCCGTCAGCGAGTAGATCGCGTCGACCTCGAACAGGTCCATGTTGCGATACTTCCGGGTGCCCGCGGCCTGGAATATCTTCCAGTCGGTCGCATCGAACGCCTTGCGTTGCAGGAACGGCGTGTCGGCGTTGTCCGCCATTTCATCCCACGTCTGGTACTGCTTGAGCTTGCGCCCCATCGACTCCATGACGGTCGAGGCGAACCCTGCCTTGTTGATCTCCGTGAGGAATTGCAGGCCGCTGACCTTGACCAGCGCCTGTGCCAGCTTGTTCGGCAGGCCGGTGACGCCCGTATCCTCAGCGTAGCGGTTGATCGCTCCGATCGCCCCGTCGAGCGCGATGCCGTTCGTGCGCATGCGGGCGCGCAAGTCGGAATCCACAGCCGCGCGAGCCAGGTTCCCGACGTAGGGGATGATGCCGTTCTTGAGCGCCATCTGCACGGCCATCGAGTTCACCAGGTCGGCCGGCGTCATGAGCGCGGCTTTGCCCATCCGGGCCGCTGTGAGTAGCGATCGGACATTCGAGAAGGCTTGCGCCAACCGTGGGCTCTTGACTGGCGGTACACGTCCCGTCAGGTGGTCGCCGAGTTCATCGGCGTAGGTGTCGAACTTGTTGGCCTTGTTGGCGTCGTTTCGCGCAATAAGCTGGCCGATGCCGTCGTTCTTCAACTGGTCCCAATTGGCGCGCGAACCCACCACGTCGGTGAACGCCACTTCACGCGACATCTTGTTCACATAGGCCATCTGGATCTGGAGCAGCGACCGATCGTCGTATTCTTTCAGGTACGCCTTGTGCGCCTCGGCGTCCTTGAAGTAGATCCGCTTGATCTTGCCGGTCATGTCGCCGATGCGCTGGGTAGTGTACTTCCCGTCAGCTTTCTTGTTGAGCCCGTTGGACGCGATGGTGTCGAACGATTCTTCGAGGAACCGCTGGCGCTGCGCCCGCGACATGACCGTACCGTTGGAGTTGTACATCGCCCCGTCGGTCCAGTCGAGCATCTTGCTCACCCATGCGCGCTTCGCGTCCGCTTCCTTGTATCCGTGCTGCTTGAGGATGCGCGAGACGTTGTAGTCCAGCGGCATGTAGTCAGGCCGCTCGTTGATGATGCCACCCGCGCTTTCCAGATCACGAATGACGCCCTCGTTGGCTGCGCGCAACGCTGCGGCGGCGGCCGTCACGTCGGGGTCGGTCGACGCCCGGCCGTACATCGCGTCAATGACCGCATCATCGAACTGCCGGTTGCCCATCAGTCCAAACAGGCGTTGCGATTTTGCAAATGCGGATTCCAGCGGGGCGGTCCACTTCGTCGTGAGCGCGTTCTTCACGGCCTCGACAGACTTGATCCCCTCGCGCATCCCCCATCGCGCGAACGCGATCGCATTCAGCGCCTTTTCCTGGTCGCCCGTCTGCGCCGAGAACGCCCGCAGGTCGTCGAGTTTCTGTGCGTCGACAAGCACTTTGGTCGCCCGGGCGTCGGCCTGTTTCTTGTACATCTCGGCGGCTTTCTGCGCCGCCAGGCCGGCACGGGCCGCCGGGTTCATCGAGGCAAAGTTCGGGTCGCTCTCACTCAGCGTCCTGAATGCCGCGCCAAGGAAACGCTGGATGTCGTCCTCGGCGCGCTGGCTCAGGGTGGTGCGCCCGAGCACGTTCATCACGGCGGTCTTGCAGTGGGGGGCGAGTGCCATGTCAGATTCCCAGGGTACACTGCGCCAGCGCAGCGAACAGTTCGTCGGCGTGGTCCGACTCGTTCAGGATCTCGCGGAAGTCGCTCATCATCGCCTTGAGCGGCACGGCCGCATCCTCGCCGTCGACCAGCGCGGCCGGATTACGGCGCAACACTTCGTCGAGCTTGTCCATCTTCGCCTGCGACTCCGGCGACAGTTTCTGACGCTGCGCCGCGGCTTCCTCCACCTTGTCGACCAGCGAGAGTTCGGTTTTCTGCGCAGGGGCAGCCCGTGCAGGCTCGACGCCCATCGCCTTCGCACGAGCCTCCGTGGTCACTTCATCGAGCCGACGCAGCGGCACCGGGTCGAAATACGCCCGGTTGCGAACCTGCGTCGCCCGGTCAGTGAAGGCGATCCCCCCGTAGCCCTGTTTCTTCAGCCATGCATTTGCCGCAGCCTTGCTGCCGAGCCGGTCGACTGCGGCGCCGTAGAGCGTATCGCCACCCACGCGCTGCTTGCGGCCGATCTTGTCCTTGATGATCTCCACTTCGGCGCCGAGATCTTCCAGCATCTTGCGCGCCTTGGCAGCCTCGATCGTCCCGGTGAACGGGAACAACTCGACATCGGGCGGGTTTGCCACATAGAGTTCACCCGTCTTGCCCGCGTAGGTCGACGAGTAGTCAGGCGACTCCGACAGGTACGCCCCCGGGCCGACCAGGTTTGCCTCGCCGCCGACGGCCGCAACGGTCATGCCCTGCTGCGAACTCCCGTGGTACAGCGTCCCCCGGGGCATCGTGTCCCGTGCTTCGACCGGAAGCCGCTGGATCGCCGCCACGGACGATTCGGCCGCGCGCAGTGCCGGCACGTCCGGGTCCATCGCTTCGAGCGTCAGGCCGGTTTCTTCACGGACAACGTTCTCGAACGCCACTTCGGTGTGCCGGGGCAGTGGCATCTCATCGGCAAAACTTGCCGGATCGACCGAGACATCGACGGGTTCGCCGCGAATCAGTTGTTCTGTCGCAACATCAGCGGCCCGGGTGCTCTCGTCAACCGCCTCGGCGGTCTTGGGCAGCCCGGGCACTGCCTCGCGGCTCATTGCGTCCAACCGAACTTCCTGGCGCGCACGCAACAGCCCTGAGTTGAACCGAACGTGGAACGCGCCGAACACCGCGCCAAGCGCCCCGTCGATGCCTGCGTTCAACGGGTCCAGCGGCTCATACTGCTTGGCCGCCTCGGTGTATCCTTTGTCCAACAGCAGTTCATGCAGCCCGTATAGCTCGGCCTGCCCGGCTGCGATGTTCGCTGCGGCGCCGCCGGCAGCGGTGCGCGCGTAGCCGGTGGACCAGAAGCCGGCCGGGATGCGAAACCCGATGGTGTTCACCGCAGCCGACAGCAATCCGGCACTGACCGCCGTCGTCGGGTCCACGCCCTCGGCAGTGAGTTCGGCCTGCGTCCCGATCCCCACGGACAGACCTGCGCCGAGCGCGAAACCCATCGGACTTGTGACGGCCAGCGGGGCGGCCGACAACAGCGGGGCGGAAACGCCGGAAACAAGCTGCGCTGCCAGACCGCTGCGGGCCGCATCGCGCTTGCGATCGGAGATGAACGACAGGGATGACTCGCCCGCTTCGCGCAATGACTCGGCAATGTCAGAAGCCGTCTCCGAACCAGTGAGCGCCGCTCCGGTCTGCCACGCGCCCGCGAGCGAGTAGTTGATCGACGCGGACCATGTACCGAGCGCCTGGCCGGTGCCCGAAGCCAGGCCCACGATCGGCTGCAACAGCCAGCCGTCAGTGTCTACCGTGGCAGCCGGCGCGGCGGCATAGTTACGCCGGATCGCGGCTTCGTTTTCCGGGTCATTGCCGAATAGCGTGCTCATTGGCGATCCTGCAAGTGCGGCCAGACCTTGCCTTTCATGCTTCGCCCGTAGTCGGTGTCCGTGTCGGTCAGGAAGTCTCCGACCGCATCCGTGATGATCGTCCCGGCGGGGCGGCCTGTGGACTCGCGCAGCGGCTTGGTGGACTGTTCGGACAACTCGGTCATCCAGGCGTTCGCGTTGATCTCACCCAGGTCGATGACGACCGGCGCGCCCTGGCGATCACGCATGATGCCGCTGCCGTTTTGCGCGTACAGCCCGTAGACGCCGAGCCCCTGCGGGATGAGTTGGAACGCTGTGCCACCATAATCGTTCACCCGCTTGAGCCGGTCCACTTCGCCTTGCAGCAGCGTCTCGGCGCGGGTGCGGTCGATCCCCGGGGGCATCAGGACGGCCGCCCCGTCGATCTTCAGGGACTCGCCGAGCACCATCCGCTGCGCCTGGTCCCACACGTCCGTGTCGATGGTGCTCTTGTCCATCGTGAGGACTTTCCCCTCGCGGGCCATCAGGCCGATGTACACCTGCTCGACCATGTTGAACGCGGCCTGCTGATCGGCCACCGTCGTTGTTGCGTTGATCTGACGCCACGCCTCGGGCGGGTACGCCTTCTCGAACCGGATCTTGGCCGTCTCATTGTCATAGGCCGGCTTGCGCGGCTCGGTGCCGTCGGCCTTGGGCGCAGTCGAAATCTTGTACCCGGTCATCGCCAGGTCGAGCACGTTCTGCCCGGTGGTCGCCTCGGGGTCCGTCCAGCCTAGCCTGGCGAACAGCCCCTGGCGCTCCAGAACTACCTCGTCGCCGATACTGGCCGCCAGCCGGGCGATGCCCCGCAGCCCGGGGTCGTTCTCACCGACCTGCCGGATCAGCGCCATCGTGCCTTCCCGGTCGCGCTCCATCGCCCCTTTCAGCGCGAACACCGCGTCGGTCGTGTTGCTGCGCGGACCGAACAGATAATCCGTGACACCTTGAGCTTCCTCTTTCGACAGAACATCGCCTTTCGTGAACCCTTGTTCACTCTTGAGGTTGCGCATGGTCGCTGCCCGGGCGGCCAGGTCGCGCCCGAATTGAAGCGCACCTTCCGGTCCGTTGCCGATCTGCAACGACCTGATCTTGCCGGTCGCTGTGGCCGTGCCGACCGGATCGGCATCCCATTTCGACTGCACCGAAGCGTTGACCTGCTTCACCTGGGACCAGGTTTTCTGTGCGTCGGCTTCACCGCCCGCGGCCTGTGACTTGTACCGTTGCTCGAACGCCGCACGGTCGCTGGCGCCGATCTTCATCGCGGTGTTGGTGTACTCCGCGAACTGGATGTCCCGTTCATGTTGCTGGCGGACAACAGCGGCCTCGCCCCGGTACGCGAGTTCGTAGTCCGCCTCGGCAGCCATGAACATCGGGCTGTTGCCCGCGGCGGCGCGCGCCACGTTGTCGGCGTGGTTGGCCTGCAACGTTGCGCGGGCGACACTGCGTTGCTCGTTCGCCATCGAGTTCGCGCGGTTCATGAACGCCAGCCGCTCGTCAGGCATCATCTGCGCCACCGCGTCGGCGATCTCGGGCGGGAACCCGGCAGCCTTCAGGTCGCTGCGGATCGTTGCTTCAGGCAGGTCGGCGATCTTCTCGATCACGCCGACCTGGGATTCCTCGATCTTTCGCGCCTGCTCATAAGTGCGATCAAGGCGCTTGCGAAGCGACGGCGCCAGGGCGACGAATTTCCTTGCTTCGGTGTCGCCCGCAGCGGCCTGCGCCTGCTTGCTCGCGACCACCGATTCCAGGTATTCCTTGCGCAGTTCGTGGAGCTTGTCCAGATCGCCGCCAGACGCCTTGAGTAGCTGTGGTCCCCGGCCGTGCTGGTACACCGTGTCGAGCGCGTAAATCTGCACTCCCGGGGAATACTGTGCAATCTCGTTCCGGTCGTAGTATTCAGTTTTCGCGATCTGCTGCGCCTGATCTTTCGACAGCGACTTGACATCTGACGGGTACTTCCCGGGGTGGATCTTGTTGAGCCGGGTAAGCGTGTCCTGCGTGACGCCGTAGTTGGTGGCGCCCGCGCCGTCGCCCAGCACGCCATCCTTGACGAACCCGCCTTCGTTCTTCGCGACGACCTGCATCGCGAGATCGAACCCCTGCTCGCCGCCCGCGTAGACGTGCTTCACGTCCTTCGCGCGGCCCTCGATGACAGCCTTGTTGCTCGCCTTGCGGGCCTTGACAGGATCATAGTAGTCCTGCACTTTGACCGCACCGCCCTGTTCGAGATACCCGAGCGAGGCGGCTTCCCGCAGGGCGCGGGCCGCCTGGTGGTGCATCTCCATCCGTTTCGGCGCGCTGACTTCCGACTCGTCGAATGCGTCGATCGCCCGGTCCATGTCCGCCTGCACTTGCGGCAGCGAGAGCGGATTCTGGCCGACGAACATCGCCGAGGACTGCAACGTGGTAACGTGCTGGCCGATTCGGTACGCGAGGCGGCCGTCGCGCTCTCCCGTGATGGCAACTGCGCCAAGCTGCCCGCGCAGCGAGTTCATGCCGTTGAGGAAGGCATCGGTGCCTTTCTTGGTCTTGAACTGCCCCGCCAGCTTATCCCGCTCGACGCCCATCTGCGCGTCGAACCGGCTCGCGAGCCCGGACGCGCGTTCGGTTCCGGTCGTCGACGTGATTTCCTGTTGCAGCCGCTCGGTCATCGCGAGCCGTTGGTCCGCGAGTAGCGCGTTGGCCTTGGCGATTTCGTCGGCCTCATCTTCCTGACGAGCCCACATAGCCGCCGTCGCGAAACCACGCGAGATCGCATTCAACCCGCTGGACACGTCCCGCGCTTGCGTGAAGCCGGGTCCGCCCTGCTGAGGACCGACCTGTCGTTGATATCCGGGGAACGTCGCCATGTCAGCCCTTTCCGTAGCCCGCGAAGGCGTTGAATCCCGTTTGCGCGGCCTGTCCAGCGAACGTCATCCACGCCTGGTTGGCGGCTGCCCGGCCGCGAGCCATCTGCTCGTTGCCCTCATTGACATACCCTGATGCTTCGTTCAAGGCGTTCATCTTTGACTGCTGCTGGTCCATCGCGTTGTCTGCGGCGGCCTGCGCGAACAGCGTGTAGGCCGTCTCGGTCTGCCCGCCGGCCGCGGCGCGCGCGGTCATCTCGCCGCGAGCCATGATCCCCTCGCGAGCAAGTCGGATCTGCTGGCCGGCGCCGATCTCAAGACGCTGCTGTGCCCGCTGCTCGGCGACCGCCTTGTTGTAGTTGGCGACCCGCTTCGCTTCGCTGGCTTGCTGTTTAGCGGCCACCGCCCCTGTGATGAGGCTGGCCGCGATACTGGCGACGAATAGCGCGAACATCAGAACACCCGAACGTGCAGGATCAAATCGCCGTCGCGACCGACCTCGGAGAACCCCATCGCCCGCGCGAATTTTCGATACCGGCGAACGTCCCGGGTCCACATGTACGCGCGACGGATCTCGGGCAACGTCCGTGCGATTTCCTTCAAGCGGTCGATCAGTTCGAGCCCGGCGCCGCGCAGCCTGGTCGGGTCCGTGATGCCGAAGAACTCGTACTCGTCGTGCGCCGCCCGGTCGGCGCCGAACACCCCGGCCAGTTGACCGTCTACTTCGACCGCCAGGCTCGTGTGAGCGTCCGCCATCGCCCGAGCGTCGAACGGACACCCCGGCACAACCTGGTCAGACGCAAGTCGATCCAGAGTAACCAGTACGTCATCATAGCTCGCTCTCCGCAGGTTGAGCATCACGCGCCCGCCTTGTCGTAGGTTGGGTACACCGCCCTGATTGTAGCAGGAAACGGTCCGCGCGCAACCAGTTTCCACGCCTGCTGATACTCCCTGCGGGCGTTGATGTCCTCGAACACCTGAATGCCCGAGAACAACGGGACCGGCCGGTCGAACGTCTGCCCGGCGGCCCTCAACTGGCGCGGCATGTCTTGCCCTTCAATGCTGACTTCCAGCATCGTCGTGCCCAGCACGTCGACCCCGAGGCCGCTGGTCGATGTTTTCTTGGCCTGGCCTGTGCCGTCGCGCGAACCTTGCACGAGCGGCAAGCCGATCAGTTCGGAGTCGTACTTCCAGCCCCACCACAGACTTGTCAATGTCTCCCACCCCTGCGGGCGGGACCAGGTGATCGCGGCCGGGTTCGACGAGTCGACGATCGGCATGATCGCCTCACCGTTGGCGCTAATCCCGATGATGCAGAAGTTTGCCCCGGGGGGCCACAAGGTGTCGCTGATGTCGATCGCAGCCGACGAGTTGCCCGAGCGCGTGCGAACGAAGTCGAGGTGCTGGAGCATTTGCTGGTGGGTCGTCAGCCTTCCCTGAACGGCATTGAAACGCAGCAGGTGGAATCCCCCGCCCTGCAACTGACCATAAACAAAATCCGTGTCGGCCGTGCGCAACAGCACTGCGCGAGCAAGCCCGGCGGAACCCGTCATGCCGAACGTCCAGGCGTGCCACCCATAGCGGCCCTCGCCTGTGTAGACGCCCACGCGAACCGGCCCGGCGCTGCCGGTCGCGATCAGAACAGGGTGAGGAATGTTGGCAGAAACCAGCGACGTGATTTCGTCGCCGCTCGGGAACAGGTACGGGCGGCTCAGCGTGATATCAGCAGCCGTGTTCGGTTCCCAATTGTGCGAGCGCATGGAGTACATCGTGCGCTTGTTGCGCCCGACATACACCAGTTCACCGCCAACCATGACCGGCAGGATCGGCGCGGCACCAAAGTTGCTGACCTTGTAGACTTGCGGCCGGTTCGTGGCTGACACGGCACCTTCGACCGGAAACGCGACGTATATCCCGTCGTCTGTGCCGATCACAAGTGCGTTCGTCGCGGCGTACAGCCACTTGATCGCGTCCACCTTGTTGCTTTCGATCGGCAGCCGCAACCGGAACCCGCAGGCGGCCGTGACGACCCCGCCTTCGTCGAGCGGAGCGAAATTGAACGGATTACCGGCGAACGAGAAGTGAATGTTCCGCCCTTCGGCGACAACCAAACGCTCTTGAAAGTTACATGCAGCGGAATACTGAAGCGCGGCTTTCTCAATGAACACTTGGCACGTCAGTGAGTCTGTGTTCATGTAGGAGCCAGGAACAGGATATCTTGTTCCCGTAGACACTACGCGCGCAACGTCCGTGGAAGTGAACGAGGAAATGGTCGCACCCCACAACTCGCGCGACAAATACGCCCACTCGGCACCCCCGTCGATCCCTGTTCCGCGGAGATGGTTTGGCGCCGTCGTACCAGACGTGCCCGCTGTGGTACATGTGTACAGACACCCGTTGGCGGTAACGTAATTGCCCACCGTGTACGCCACGTTCGGTTGCCACGGCGCCGCCATCGTCGAGTACATCGGACGCATGACGAGTATATCGTTCACCACCAGGTCGTGACCCGATGGAAGCGCGACATCCACAAAAGACGCATTCCCCGACGGCGATACGAGGCCAAACGAAGGGAGAGTATCGCTCGGGTGCTGTGGCGGCGTCTGCAAAAGAGCGGCTGGGCTGCCAAAAAACGCCTCGACAGCACCCGAGGGCGACAATCCGACAGGCGGACTGCCTGCGCTCATTGGACCCACCCACGCACTGATGCCAAGCCAGTTTCTTTCGAGCGGTACTGCCCATATTCCCGGAGTTGTCCACGACAGAGTCTCATCGTCGACCACAGACCCCGCCGCGTTGACCACAGTGATGTTGCCGCTCCCGACTGCCACCATGACTTCCTGGTTTCCGATCGAGACGGTCGTCAGGTGGGTTCGGGCCGAGGTCTGCGCCAGGATGCCGGCGCTGCCCGTGCGCTTGCGCGCTGGCCCCTGGGGCAGCAGGTCGAAGTTGTTCGATCGCCGCACGAACCGCCCGTAGGCTTCCACGTCCACACGGGCGAGCGCCAGTTCGTCGGCTTCCCCGCCCTCGAACGTGACCTGTGCGTCTGCGATCTTAGCCACGGGGCGCCCACCACTGGCCCATGCCGATGTGGGCTTCGAGCGACGGCGAGTAGGTGTCCCGGTCGAAGCGGCGTTCGATCGCCTGCGCGCGCAGTGCGGCCTTCAGTTCCCGGTCGTATCGCGACTCCGCGAAACCGGCCTTGCTGACCGACTTCGTGGACGATTCGGCTCGCGTGTCGGCAAGCGCCGCGGCCACGACGCGCTGGAACGCACGGGGCCAGTCGCCTTCAGGCACATCGTGCGCGACGTACCGAAGGCTGATGCTGCTCGCGCCCCACACCAGGATGTACTTGCCTTCGCGGTTGATGTTGTCCCACGAGTCCTCGCACCGATCGTTGATGGCAACGATGCGCGCGCAGTTGTTGGGCAGAAGGAACGCGCTCGTATCGGTGATGCCCGAGGTCAGCGGGTCCACCGCGGTCAGCGTGGCGCGCTTGATGGCAAAGCGCCAGTTGTGGCGCTCGAACTCGGCGCGCACCGTGATGTCGTAGATGTCCCGGTACTCCCGGGCGAGCGGATCGTTCACGTCGGCCAGGTCGGTGATGCGACCTGCGCCAAGGAACGTCAGTGCCAGATTGACAATTTCAGTCTGCGTGCTCACTTGACCCGCTCCGACAACACTGCGATGGCGCGCTCGACGCCGTTGAGTGCGTCGGAATTACGGTCGAGACAGGAATGCAGCCCCTTGCGTTCCTCACGATCTTCGCGCCGCCACACGATATGAAGCCACCCGCATGCCGCGCACATCAGGCCCAGCACCACGATCGCGATGTTCTGCTGCGTGATGAGCGGACCCAGGGCGGTGATCAGGGACTCCATGATTATCTCCGAGGGAACGTGATCGAGGGGTCATAGTTGTCGGTGTACCGACAAACCCCCTGTGTGAGTCGAATGTACGACAGCTTGCCGCGGAACGTTGTAAGGTCGGCTCGGCCTGGTACACCAAACAGGTCGAAAGCATCGGCGGCAACCGTTTCCGCGCTTGCGCTGCCGACATGAATCCGCACCCCGTTGCGAAACACACGCCTGATACCGTCCGCATCACGCGAGAATGCCATGCGGTATCGCGTGTCAAATGCCGGCAACATGTCAGCGGGCCAGTCGATCAATGACGAATAGGCGACAGTTAAATCGGGAGCCACGCCGTTCGACGCACAGTTGAAATAGTTCATCGCGCTACGCGCCATGAAATACGTCGCGTTCAACTCGGCTTCACTGGCCGTGATGTCGAATTCCAGCGTGAACACCAGCGGGAACGCGAACGCAGCACTGGATGCGAAGGCCACTTTCCCGTCCGCGCCCCCGGCTAGAAGTTCGCCCCCGTCGACAACCACGTTAGCAATCGTAGCCGACGCCGCGTTCTTGCTTTCATCGACCGGGTTGACCAGGTGGTCGCCGTAGACCAGCAACGAAACCTGATCGAAAAAAGGATCACCGGACCCAGCCGAGGCCAGGCCGGCGACATTCGCCAGCACCCGTGACTTGGCGAGCGCGAGCGACGGCATGTCAGGTCAGTCCCAGCAGGCGACGATTTTGTCGGCCGTAGAGGTGGTGGCGACACGCAACACCCGCAGCGGGTGGTACCCGATCGCCGCCGCTTCAAACGTCACGGCTGTGCCGTTTGCCATCACGACAGCCAGGTTGCCTGTTTCGCCGACATACAGAAAGTCCGTCGGGGTGCGGAAGTTGTCATTCGGGTCGTCCGACGGCGTGACCACCGCCGCCGATCCCGCCTTGCCTGCGTTTGGTGCGCTCATTACGGTGCCGTGTAGGTGAATTCGGGCACGCCGGCCACGATCGAGACGCTGATCGTGCCGCCGCCGACGCCCTGGTCCGTCCACGAGTCGCCATCTTCGATCAGCGCCGTGGTGCCCGCCGCAGCCGGAGTCTCGTCGGCAACGTCGGGCTGCTTGATGTAATCGGCCCGCAGGTTGTCGATCAGTTGAACAACGTCTTTCTTCGTGGCGCCCGCCGGGCGGGTGATCCGAAGATCGACGACCACATCACCGGCCGCCGCCGCGTCGTCCCTGGAGACGACGTTGAAGGCGGGGCCGATGTCCTGAGCGTAGTGGATGCTCATGGCTCAGGACTCAGGGCTTGGCGTAGAAGCGCAGGACCACGTAGCCCGCCGTGGTGCTGGCCGACGCTCCGGCGGTCACGACGACGGTTTCCATGTCGTTCGCGCCGTCACCGGACGGGGGCGCTTCGGCCGCCGCGGCGTTGGTGCCGAAGAACTGCGGGGCGACCGAGTTGGTCACGGCGGCGGCACGGTACTTGCCCGCGGTCCCGGCGACACCGACCGCCAGGGTCACGGTGGCGTCCGCTGCGCTCGGGAAGATGATCCCGTACATGAAGCGGTAGCCCTTGGGCACCGGCAGCAGGTCGCAGGTATCGGTGGTGGTGCCCGCCATCGCCGGCAGGATGTCACGCACGACGTGAACCTTGCCGGTGTAGAACGGGTCGAACGGCTGGTTGCCCGCGTCGAGCGCGGTGAGTTCGGTGGATTTCAGAGCGGCCATGTCTGTTCCTTGAATGTGGTGTCGGCGCCCCCGAGGATCATCCCCGGGGGCTGTCGCTATCAGGCGACGTGGACTTCGATCTGACCCACCTTGTCCTCGCGCAGGCGCGTGGCGTTGAAGGTGGCAGTGGTGTAGACCTGCCAGCTATTGCGCAGGTCGCGCCGCTGACCGATGTCCACGTTCAGGCCAGCCCACTCGGCCAGGTGCACACCCGACTTGCACCAGATCGGCAGCAGGCGGGTGTTGGCGACCGGCGCCGGGATCAGTTCGGTGTGGATGAAGTTGATCCCGAGGAACGACTGGAGCTTGCCGTCGACCAGCACCGGCCGGCTGTTGTAGTCGGTCGACACGATCTGGATCTCGCCGAGCAGCTTTTCGTGCTCGTCGGCGGTGATCGCGAGGAACAGCGACTCCATGTCCAGATCGACGTTCTGGCGCATGAAGTTGGTCTTGGCCTTGATGAGCTTCGACACATTCAGGCCGGTGTTGGCCCCGCCCGTGTTCTTGCTCACGACCATCGAGCCGTTGAGGGTCATCACACCCGACGTGTTGAACGCCTGGGTCGTGGTGCCGTCCTCGCCGTTGATCGACGCGCCGAACATCGCGCCGAGGATCGCTCGATCCTTCGCCCGGCCGATCGCGAGAGCCTGGCTCTGCGCATACGGGTTGAGCGGGTCGATGATCATCCGCAGCTTGTCGACGGTATCGAACAGCTCAGCCGGGACTTCATAGTCGACAGGGCGAACCCACCGACGATCCTGGCCGGCGTTGCCCATCGGGGTCTGGCCGTGACGGCCGACGCGGACGATGGCTTCGACAGGCGCGAACTGCTCGACGAGCGAGACGGCCTTGCCGACGTAGCCGGAATTGTAGTCGACCGCGCCCTGGAGCTTGCTGCCCATTTGTTGGGCAAGCAGTTCGACCTTGGCACGGTACTGCTGGACGAACGCCGTGGTGATATCGGAACTCATTTCGGATTCCCCGAAGTAGATGTTGAACAAAAACAGGTTGGTGGCTTTCAGCGACCGCTGTGCTTGTCCGGTATCCCGGGGCAACGCCGTGAACAGATTCGCTTTAGGCTAGGCTGTTCGAGTACCTTACGACTACAATGTAACACCATCGCAACGCCGTGTCAACAAGAAAAACGCCCCCGGCTGATTTTCATCGGCTCGGGGGCGGAAACCCGGCGGTGCCGGTTGGGAGCAAGAAACTGGTCAGGCCGGGTAGGCTTGCTGGAACAGGTCGTTCCACCGCTTGTTCATCTCGGCATGCTTGGAGTGGTTGCGATCGAGGTACGCCCGCTGGAAGTCCGCGTCCTGTTGCAGGCGGCGGATCTCGGCCTGGGCGTCGGCCGGCGCCAGCGCGCGACCCCCGGGCACCCCGTTGGTGACGAATGTCGGGTCGCCGATCTTCACGCCGATCTGGTGCATCGTTTTCATCAGGCCATCGTAGCCGAGCGTGGATTGCAGCGCGGCAACCTGCTCGCGGGTGAGCCCGAGGGCGCGCGAGCCCGCGGCCGCGATCGCCACGTTGTCTTTATGGGCCGCGCCCCACTCTTTCTGAAGTGCCACATCCTGCGCGCGGGTACGCTCGGCCAGCGCCTCGGTCTGCCGGGTGACTTCGGCGGCGAACAGTTCGTTGTAGCTGGTCGCCAGCTTGGCCGCCTGGGCTTTGGTCAGCCCGATCTCGTGGAACGACTTGCGCGCCCACGCCTCGAAGTCCTTGTCGGCGGTCGTTCCCTCGGGAACGGGCATTTCGTACTCGGCCGGGTCCGCCGGCATGCCGAGTTTCGGCGCCATCGCCATGAACTCGTCGTGCGTCTCGGGCGCGCGCAGCACCTTGGAGCCGTCGAGCTTGCTGACCTGTTCCAGGTTGCGGTACGACTTCGCGACGTTGGCCGCGATGTCATCGGGCGACATCTTGTCGTAGCCCTTGTTCGCCGCCCACGCCCGGGTGTCGGCGTCCAGCTTGTCGAACCAGGCGTTCGGCGCGGGAGCAGCCGGAGCGCCAGCCGGAGTGCCGGTGGCGGGCGGCGCTGCGGGCGCGGGCGCGGGCGCGGTGCCGGCCGGGGCGGTCGCGGCGGGGTCGCCGAGCAGTTGATCGGCGGCGCTCGGCGGCGCGGCGGGCGCGGTAGCAGCGGGCGCGGCGGGCGTGGTAGCGGGGGCTTCAGTGGTCATGGTTGCTCCGTTCTGGATGGCGCATCATCGCGCGAAAGACGATACAAGTCAAGCAGTTCCTGCTCGTCCAGGTTGAGATTCTGTGAGATGCGAATGAAAACTTCCCGGCGGCCTGCCATGCGGTCCATTTCTCGCACATCCGAACGAAACGGCGACCCGTAGACATCGCAGAACTTCGCCAGGTCCGCCAGAACGCGCTGCCCGGAGTTGTCGTCCGGGCGGTTGAAAGTACGGCGGTAGTGCTGCTGCAACGTGAGCAGCCAGCGGATGAACTTTTCCTTCATCGGGTGTTTTCAGTCGCCTTCAGGGTGGCTGCGATCGACGGCGCCGCCTCAATCATCTGCTGACGCTCCTGCGCCTGTGCGGCGGCTTCCTGCTTCGCCGCGATCTGTTCCTCGCTGGCGATCCACTTCTCGGGGATGCCCTGGCTGCGCAGCCAATCCGGCACCGCCACGTCCGTGTTGAGCGCGTACAGCGGCGACGGGTCTTGCGTCAGATTCGACAACTCGGCCAGCGCGCCCACCGCCCGCTGGAACCCGCTGGCGGCCTCGGCCTTGAGCATGCGGGTGCCGAGGTTGTCGTACTCGATTTCGTACAGCCCGCCCGCTTCGCGCACCACGCCCGGCATCTCCGGGAGCAGGCCCGCGCGGTCGAGCAGTTCGAGTTCCCTCGCGATCATGGCCGACGTGCCACTGGCCTGCATCAGCGCAAGCAGCGGAGCGAACAGCGCGCCCCGTTCCTTGAGCAGTTCCAGAACCTCGGTGGCCGTCATTTCCTTGCGCTCGTTGAGCAGCCGGAAGAACGTCACCAGCATGGCTTCCTCGACCACCTGGCGCTCATCGCGCAGTTCTTCCTGTGCCCACCCGAGCGGGTTCATCTGCAACTGGCTGACCAGGTTGCGCCCCTCGGGCGACACATAGCCGTAGTTGCGCGCACCCGGAATCAGGCTGACCGGCGACGTTTCCTCGGGCAGGAACAGCACCGGGTCGACCACCCGATCGCCGTGCTTCATGCGCTGCATCTTCATGCGCTGGAGCGTCAGGATCGAGGTCATGCACAGTTGCGCCGGCCCGCGGGCATACGTCTCCGACGGCCCGATCAGGTAGCGATCGACCGCGTAGGGGAACGTGTCGTGACCGCCTTCGGCGAGCACATGGTTGCCCATCTCCAGCGCCAGGTAGCAGTCGACGAACTGGCGCCCTTCCGGCCCAGCCCGGCCTTCCTTGCGGTCGGTGTTCGGCGTGACCGCGTGAAGCACCTGGTGCTGCTCGTCCTGGTTCGTGCCGCTCTTGATGCAGTCGCGGATCTTGTCGGGCAGCGCGGCCTCGCCGAACGCCTGCAACATCTGGCGCGGCTTCATCAGCATGAGCCGGTACGCGGTGTCGACCGCGCCAGACTCGTCCACGTCGAACACCACGTCGCCGATGAAACAGGCCCGATACCGCAGCGCCGATTTCTTGCCACGGTCGATGTATATCGGCCCGTTGCCATAGGCCAACACCGACGAGTACGCCCCCATCCGTGCGATCTTGTAGCTCGCCAGCGGCGCGTACCTGTAGCTGAAAAGCAACGTATTGATCGCCTCATACCAGAGCGCGGCCTGCCGGTCCTTCATCAACTCCGGGTCCGGGTGGCGCAGATGGTGCCACGTCACCCCGTCGGGGGTCAGGATCGTGTTGAGCGCCGCGGCGCCCTTGGGTACGGCCCGCAGGGCGGTGTCGTCCAGGATCTCGCGGCCGAGTTGCCGCCCGCCGGATGCCAGGGGCTGCGTGCCGCCATAGCCGACGTTGAAGCGATCGAGATCCTGCGGCATGCAATACCGAGCCGCTTCGGCCCAGGTATTGCGCCAGTTGTGCGTGAGCGCCTTGGCGTTCTGATACCGCTCGACAATGAGCCTGACGGCGTTCTGGTCCATCAGGCGCTCGCCTCGGACGCAATCCGCTCCCGGCTACGTTCTTCGTCACGCGCTCGGCGCTGGCGTTCGGCCGCTTCCTGCTCGCGGCGCCTGACATCATCCCGGGCGCGCTCCAGATACGGCGCGCGCAGCGTCACCGGGCTGGTCCGCGCGCCTTGCGCGAGCGCGTTGGCCGTGGCCTGGTCGCGCGCCAGCAGCGCCTGCGGATCGAGATCCGCGTCCGCGCCGGGCGTCAGCAGCGACTCGGCTTGCAGCTTCGCTTCGGGAAGCGCGTCCGGGTCGGGCTGATCGGGAGCCTTGGGCTTGCCAAAAAGTCCACTCATGGCTTCAGTATGCCCCGTTATTCGGGGTTTGTCAACCCAGGCCGTGCCGCAGCGGGTCGTAGGGTTCCTCGGCGGGCCGCTCGCCCCGGCTGCGCGAGGGGATGGGCCAGCGCCGGGCGAACAGCATCATCGCCACGTCGGCCTTGTCCGGGGACCGCCCGAGGGTTTCCTTGATCTTGTCCTTGTCGGCGACTTTCTTCAGGTTGGTGTTGGCCTGGAACTCGTAGGTGATCGCCTGCAACTCCTCGGCGATCTCCGGCCCCGGGGGCAGGGATACCGCCCCGATGTTGTCCGCGAGGTTCTGGTAGGCGTCCATCCGCGAGTTGACGTGGTGCTGCGGCTTGACCGTGGACCCGTTGCCGTGAAACGGCACCGCCCGGATGCCATGCACGTCGCGCAGGACGTCGATGACCGGCCCGCCCACCCCGTTGCCGTCGATGACGATGTAGTCGGGGTGGGTCATGGCCTCGTACTCGGCGATCTTCTGCGCCACCTGGGCGGTCCCCAGGCGCTGGAACTCGACCCACGGGTGGACGGTGAGCGAGAACCCGCGGCGCCAGCCGAACACGGTCGAGTCGGCCCCATACCGGGCCACGTCCACGGCCATGACGAGCGGCGCATCGGGCGCCGGGGGAGCGTCCCGGTGCTGCGCGGCGTACACCTCGTCGATCGAGAACAGGCTGCGATCGCCCTGGGACGGGAACTCGCCCTTGACCTCGATGCGGACCTCATCGGAGTTGATCCCGAAGCGCGCGATGATCGCGTCGTACACCCCCTTGTCGGTGCCTTCCACGTCGCGCGAGTCGATCGTGCGGGTACGCCACCCCGAGCCGGGCTTGAAGCAGTCGTAGAACCCGTTGACCGTGTTGCGCGGGTTCGAGCGCGCGAGCCAGGCCCGGTTGATCGTGGGCTCGGTGAAGAAGCCTTCCGAGTTCGTCCAGATCGTGCGCGGGATGCCCGACGCCTCGTCGAAGATCAGCAACACCCCGTAGTGGTTGTGCAGCCCCGCGAAGGCATCGGGGTTCGCCTCGGACCAGACGATCGACTGCGTGTAGTAGTAGCCCGAGTCGATCTTGAGGGCTTCGAGGGCTTCCTTGTACCAGCGCGCCGGCGTGATCTTGCCCGCCTCGATGATCCACCAGTGCGAGTTGCGGCCAAGCTGGAACCACTTGCGGATCTCCGGCATGGTCTTGGTGCGCATCTGCGTCTCGGTGTTGGCCGTCACCTGGACGGTCGCCCCGGGCCAGCAGGTCATGAACCAGTTTGCCAGCATGCCGAGTTCAGCACTCTTCCCTGGGCCTCGGCCCGAGGACACCGCGTCCTTGAACACCCGCGCGGCCTCGGCCACCCCCATCTCGATCGCGTCCCGGTTCGCCTTGAAGTGCTCCCCGATCGCGATCATGGAGTCGCGCTGCCACTTGCGCGGCCCGGTGTGCGCGGAGAGCGGCCCGGGCTTGCCCCACGGATAGTTGAACATCACGAACGCGAGCGGATCGTACTTCAGGTCGTCGGACCAGTACGCCTTGAACAACTCGGCATCTTCAGGTCGGTGGGTCTTGGCGGTTGCCATCGGTTACGGTCCTGTGGGGTGTGTTGATTTATCCGCGTATTCGACGACTTTGCGACAAGCGGCGATGAAGTCAGGTGCAGAGAGCATCCATTTTGCCACGTTCGCCCACTTGGTGCACAACACGATGTTGCCAGGCACGTACCCCTCGGCGCTGTCTACCCGGTCAACGGACCAGTCCGTGTTTGGCAGAAATTCCCCTGTGTAGGCACACCGCCGGCCTTGCTTGTCCATCTGGTCACGCAAGTCCTGAATCGAGATGCCAAACGCCAGCCCTCTTTTCTTTGCTCCCCTCATCGACCTTTCTCGGCGGTACGAGAACTCAGTGTTCTCTGCTGCCCGAATCCGCTTCTCTGCGGTCGCCCGTGCCCGGGCTTCTCGGGCTTCCAACGCAGCCATCGCGTTATCGAGTTTGCGTAACGCCTTCGCTTCCGCTCGACGCTTGGCCGCTTCGCCGTTCCGACGCCTTTCACGACGCTTGGCCACTTCGCCGTTCCTGTACCTTTCACGGTCGCGCGCTCTGATCGCCTCTTTCTGTTCCGGGGTGGCGTTAAGCCACATCAGACGCTTGCGCTCACGGTCGGCCGCCAACCGGCGCTCTCGTGTCTCAGGCGACTCTCGTTCCAACTCGATGCGGCGTCTTTCACGCCGCTGCTCGGTGGTTTCGGGTTCTCGGCGGTTTCTTGGAGTCATGGCACCACTGTACTCCAGGAAGGGAACAATTTCAATATTATTTTTTCCGCACGGACAAGAAAGCAGCTCCCAGGAAGGGAAGTCGCGAGCGCAGCGAGCGCCCCCCTGCCGGTACGGCAGACCCGGCTGCGCAGCAGATGGGTCCCATACAGCCGAGCGAGCGAAGCGAGCGAAGCGAGCGAGCCAGGCGAGCCACTTTAGAGCGAACGAGCGAAGCGAGTGAGCCGATTTGTCTCACATACGCAACAAAACACCGATTTCCGGGCGCCGCAAGCGGGCGATGCGGGCCGAAACACGGCCGAAACCTGGTCGAAATGGGCCTAGATGCCTGATTCGCAACGGTTTCGCGCATACCTATACCTATCCGCAGCCTCAGCGGGCCGATTCCGGGTCGCGAGCGGGCACCGCGTCGACGGCATTGTCGCGCCTTCGTGCCATGTCCGCCTGTTGCAGTGCATCAGTTAGCATGCTAACTATCTCGGAATTCAAGCCGGCCGGACTGAATGATCGTTCAGTGTCCGGATTCTGGACACTTCCTCTTCCCGCCGAAGCGGGTCCGGCCATCCTCGCGACAAGACGCATTCTTGATTCGGCGATCGCCAGCCGAGTACGAATCCGCAAAGCATCGCGTTTGACGTCCCGGTGTTTCCCCGCAGGGGCCAGCAATTCGCCCGTTTCCGGGTCGAGCTGCGCAGGATGGTCTATCCATCCGGCCTCATCGGTCGCATCGGCGATCGCCAGTGCTTCGGCCTGCAATTTCTCGGCGCCTTCCAGCGATGCGGCCGACATGATCGCCAGTGCGGCTCCTGTGCGCGCCTGTAGCGCGTTTTTGAGTGCTTGCACTGGATACCCTAGCGCGCTGGCTGCCGCGACCGGCTGCGCGCCGTTCTGGACACGCTCTAGCCATGTTTCGAGAACGTCATCGATGGGCGGCTCTGGATCGTCGGCGATCATCAGTTGATTGTTGCGCATTTGCGATTTGCTCTTGACGTGGACACGCCATCAGTGTACATGCCCGATGGCCTGGCGGCAACTGTTGCGCGAGAACAACGATTGATCCACCCGGGTTGTCGGCAACTAAAACCGTAGCGATAAACATAGCACACACGTACTCAGCCGCCGGCCATCGCTTCGCGCCCGTATATTGACAACTATAAATGAGAATGGTTATTATTTACTCCTGCCGACGTCTGGCCGGCGGCTGAGTAGGTGCGTGCTATGTTTATCACTACACTTTGTTGACGTGCCGCTTGGCGCGCGATACCATGCGGATTCCTGAATCCTCGGAGTGCCTGCCGTGTCCCTGAATCTTGCTGGACATCCTGATCTGCCCGTCCGCATCGGTGGCGCCTGGTACTTGCGTTGCCGTCGGTGCGGCGGACAGTGGCCGCGCAGTGAAGCGTATTTCCGTCGCGGGTTCCGTGTCTGCTATTCCTGCGAGCATGTTCGCCGTCTGCCGGCGCTGGATCGCCAATCGCTCGGAGTATCAAAGCTTGGCCGCCCGCGGGAGCTTGCCCGCATCGTGTCTGACTTGGCGGCCGAGGAAGCCTCACTACTTGGCGTCAAGCCGTTGCCTGTCGCGCTTCGCCTACTCGGGTTGCCGCCCGATGCTGCGGACGGCCTCAAAGGGCGCTGGCGTGAGCGGGTGAAGCAGGTAATCCGCCGCGACGTTCCGAAACCGTGACAAAAGGCACAAAACACCCGACGAACGGCCTTGACCCGGGGTGCCCGCGGGCCGATACTCTACTTACACCAACGCAACGGAGCAAGCAAATGACCCAAATGACACCAGAGCAGAATGCCCGATTCATCTTCAATCTGACGAAGGGCAAAGCCTGTCCCGATGCGGTTGCTAAAACGTTCATCGCCAACGCCAAGAATTCCCGTGAGTACGCCCGCAAGGCTGCCGCGTCAAAAACGGGTAAGTATCGCGGCTACACCGAATCGCGATGCTTGGCGGATGCGCAGTGGCAAGACGAATATGCCGTTCTGGTCCCTGCGATCCTGCGCCGCATGCTGGAACAAGCGTCATGAATGGCGAATCCTACCTGCAAACCGTTCTGGATCGCTTCGGCGATCGCCTGCCAGACTATGTCGCGCGCTACTTGTGCGCAGAGCATGGGGTGAACCTGATCGACTACTTCGATTCCCTGCCGGACGAAGGCCGCATGGCGCAGGGAATCGACACTGAATCCCTGCTCGCTTGGCTTGGGTACTGACCACAAACGCAACACATCGGAGCAAACGAAATGGTCGGGAAAGCGAAATCGTGGATCTATGACAACCGAGTGGCACTGTTCATGGTCGCCTTGGGGTTGTCGCAGATGATCGAAGTGTATACGCGACCCGCGGGCATCCTGTTTATCGCCTGCGGCGGATACCATCTTCTTCGGGGTGAGAAATGACAACCTTCCTCGCAATCGCCGCATGCTGGATCGTCGGCGCCCTCGCTGTAGCCATGTTCGTTCATGGCGCATCGAAACTCAACTCAACCATCAGGAGCAAGCACCATGACTAAAGCTGAAGCAGTCGCCACGATGGCGCGCGACGCATTCGACGCTGCGCAACTGGCCCACGATCACGCCGTTGATTTCGATCACAACTACCATCAGGAAACGACGGAATACACTTTCGACGATGGCAGCACCCTGCGCATCAGCCGGTCGGACTACTGGCCTACCACCAATCGGAGCAACTGACATGACGATGAAACCCGAAACCGACGATCATGGCCGCCGACAGGCGATCGCGCAGGCCGCCAGCATTGCCGAGATGGTTGCCGCGACGCGCGTTGACTATGGCCGGCTCGCTGAACTGCGCGAGAAACGCGACGCAGGATGCTACTCGGTCGGCTACAACATGCCCGGCTACATGCCCGATAGCGAATCGTTCCGCGTCGATACCTGCGGCGATGCGCGGGCCGCGCTCGCCGATGAGATGCGCAGGCATGCCGACGATGAACCGACCTACGCGGAAACGGTGACCGATCTTGAATCGGTGGCCGACTATCTCGAAAACGAGATCGGATACCCGGGCGATGATTTCGAGCATACCATCGGCAGGTATCACTACTGGATCACGCACATGCCGGGCGGGCTGGCCGACGATGGCGAGGCCGAAGAACTCGCTGAACTCGAAGAAATGGCCGGCGGTTGCGAATCCGAGGATGACGCCTGGCAGCGCATCGATGATGATCCGCTTTCCATTGAGTATCGTTCTGGATGGGCGAACGATCCTGAGTATTTCGAGCCGGAAGAATTCCGCATCGTGCTTTGCACGGGCGGACCGCATGTCGAAATTCAAGGCGATATCGGCCAGTCTGGCGGACCCGAGCGGCCGCGCATCCTCTACAGGGATTGGAACGAGTCGGGCGAACTGTTCGATTTCGACGTGGATTCCGTGCTCGCCTATTGCGAGCGGTTCATCTACCAGTAGCGCGCCCAGGCGATCCACAAACCTGCATTTTCTAGGAATAAACATCATGCGGACTATTCACTTATCGAACGGCGCCGCCCCCCGTTTGCAGGCTTGAAGTTTGGGACGATCTCAGCAGCGAGCGGCCAGGCCGTTACCGCCTTTTCTGGGTAGCGCCAGGCGAAACAATAGGCGTGCCGGCCGTCGGCTATTGCTCGGGCGAAGGATCGCATCGGACGATCCGCGAAGCAATCGAGTACGGCGAGCGACAGTTTGACGAAACCGCCATCCGTGCCCGGTAGCCAGCAAACTGAATTACGAGGATAAAGACAATGCCCGAAACCAACATCGATACCGTAGTGAAGCATTACCTGATTGCCGCGCTTTGGTCGAGTGTAGACGATGACGGAAACCCGCTTGACGATGATAAATGCGTCGATGACGTGGCGCCCGAAACCGTCGCCCAGGCAAAGAAAGACTGTCAGGATTTCATTGACGCGGCCGGACCGGAGCTTGTTACCACGATGCTGGCGCACTATCGGGATAGCGGCATGTCCCGTCATCCCGATACGGGATCGGCGGATGCTTGCTTCGGCCATGATTTCCTGCTTACGCGAAACAGGCACGGTGTCGGTTTCTGGGACCGCGGCGCCGGCGAAACGGGCGACGCGCTAGCGAAAATCTGCCACCGGAACCGGCGATCCCGGGAAGTGGATTTCTACGTCGGCGCCGACGGGCGCGTCTACTCTGACTGAAGGGCGACAATGCGTCCAGATCCCTACCTGGCAGCGATCGAGCGCATTCGGCACGGCAAGGCCGTTTCCGCCCGCCTTAAGGGCTACGAATTCGCGGCCAAGGTCGACATGCGGCCCGGCGCGAGCAAGTCACGATGGTTTGTGGCGATCGCCCGTAGCGGTTCGCCCATCATGTTTATCAAGGTCGCTGGCGTCCGAGGATTCGGCGGCCCCGTGCTCGAAATCACGCATCGCGCAGCAAAACCCGGTTCACCCGTGGCGCGCATTGTCGACCATTACCGGGCCGCGGGCGCCGAGATCACGGAGATAAAGTAAATGAGACACGTTATCGTTTCGCTTGCCGTTGCCGCCGCGTTTTCAGCACCGGCGGCAGCATCGGACAAGGGCGATGTCCTGAACGATCATTCAGTGGCTCGAGCCTGGACGGCACAGGAAAAGCGATGGGCGGCCTTGGCGGTCACGGCCGGCGCCATCGACTGGCTACAGACTCGCAACATCGCCCGGAATCCCGATCGGTGGCGCGAGCGCAATCCCCGGCTGCCCGACCATCCGACCCTCGGCCAGGTGAACCGCCATTTCGCGACCGGGCTTGTCGCCGGCGCCCTGATCGCGCATTTCGTCCCCGAGTACCGGCTACCTTTCCTGCGAACGGTTGCCATAGTACAATTCGGGTTTGCGATCCACAATGCCCGCATGGGCATCAGCATTCGATTCTGAGGGACCACATGACCCGTCGATGTGAGGAAAGCGGCAAGACCAGATGGCCCGATGAGCACTTGGCGTGCTACGGCCATGCACCGAATCGAGACGGAGCAAGTACCGGCGCTGGCGATCTATCGCTGCCCGTCGTGCCTGGGGTGGCATCTGACAAGCGGAATCGAGAACCGCCATCCCGATTATGTCATCGGAGAAATCGAGCCATGAACAGACGACCAATCCATCCGCGGTATGTGGACGCCTTCCGGTGGCGCCCTGGCCTGTGGGTCGGCGACAGAGGCGCGGCCTCCCGAGCCGAGCATGCCGTGGTGCCAGATGTTCGGATGTCGCAGGTCCGCGACGTGATCCGGGCGACCGACGAAGCTCTGACAAGGGCGATGCGAAAATGACCCAGGATCTGATGGACGACCCGCGCGTCACCATGCACGCGCGTGGCGGCATGGGGCGCAAGGCGCGCGCCAAAGGCCGCGCTGGCGAGAAAGAGACAAGGGCGATGCTCGAACGCGCTTTCGGCCGCGTCGTGCGCATCAACTACGGCCAGTCTGCCTACGGCGGGGACGACCTCACGCTGCCCCTGGTCAACGGGCTGCCCCGGCTGCGGATCGAGGTCAAGCGCCGCAAGAGCGGTGTCCACGGGGCGGTGTTGCGAGGCGCGATCGAGCAGCTTGAAAAATGCATGGACAAGGGCGATGTCGGCGTGGTAGTCTCGCGCAACGACAACGAACCCTGGTATGCCACGCTGCCCGCGGAGACGTTGTTTGCCTGGCTCTCGGAACTCGAACTCTACAGGGGATTGAAATGACCCTACGCACAATCACATTCGACGATACCGAATGGCAGGTGGTGCCGATTGAGGCGACGGACGAGATGCGCGTCGCTGCCATAAAGGCCGTCTTCGGCAATGACTTCTACAAGGGCATGCCGACCGTCGAGCTCGCGATCGCGACGCGCGACGCCAAGAACACATATGCGGCCCTGCTCGCCGCCGCCCCCGAGCCGCCTGCACAGCAGCCCACACGCGACCTGTTGGCCGAGGCTACTGAGCAGGTCGAAGCGATTGACCGCGAGAACCACCGGATGCGGAGGTGCGTCGCCACCTTGATGGCGCGGCTCACGGTCTGGCTGGACGACGATCAGTTCAACGAGGCGGACGGGATCATGTACCCGGAGTTCGAACCGCCTGCACAGCAGCCGACTGAGCCCTACGTAGTGAGGGCGCATTCCTATGGCGGACTGACCGGCATCAACGACTATTTGATGAGCAACGGCAGCGTTGTCGCCATGCGTCCCGATGAAGCCGCGA